ACTGAAAATGTTCCAGCGTTCGCCTATGAAAAAAGGCATGGAAGGCGACTTCGAGACTGGCAACGTGCGCTACAAAGTGCGTGAGCGTTACAGCTTCGGTGTTACTGACTGGCGCGGCATCTTCGGTTCCGAAGGAGCATAACATTTCTCCAGAATGTTAGCATTAAGGGGCGGTCTTCGGATCGCCTCTTTCTTTTTGTTTAGAGCTGTTGTATCGTGCAGACATCCCTGACAGGCGCATGATGCGGCTGACTTAACCCAGACAGGAGAAACTCATGGGTATTACTACTTTCTCTGGCCCAATAAAGGCTGGCACAATTAAAGATACTACTGGCACAACGCTTGGCTCTAATATTGCTAACGTAGGTCAAGTTGTTATGACGCAGACTTTTTCAGCAGATTTGTCTGGCGGGGCGTTAGCCGCAGTCGTACAAGATGTCGTTATTCCTGCTAACTCACAAATCATTGACTGTGTAATTGATGTAATTACTGCGGCGAATGCTACAACCAACTTGAGTGTTGGTGATACTGTTGGTGGTGCAGCAACAATTCTTAACACTTTTGCGAGTGGAACAACTGCTGGACGCAAGTATCCGACAACTCAAGCAGGCGCTGCTTTGGCTTGGCAAGATACAGGAACAGCAGATATTCGTTTAACTGTAACTGCTTCAGCAGCAACAAATGCGGGTTTGGTTCGTTTTACTATTCTATACGCTCAAAACAATAACTTAGCGTGATCCGTCCATAAGGAGTCTTTAAATGGCTGACATTGTATCAGTAAAAAAGCTAAGTGACAGTGTAAGAGAGGCCGTTTTTGCGTTCCAGTATCAATACGTTGATACTGGAGACGAAAACGCCGTATTAAAGATCGATGTGTCAACACTCGCACCAAATGCAAATGGTGAGCCTTGCACTGCTGTTCGCATCATCGAAGGTTGGTGGGTTATTAAGAGTATGACTGTTCGTGTTATGGCGGATGCTGACGTGGACATTATTTTGATGAATATTGGTGATGACGATATCGGTTATCATGATTTCTCTAAATTTGGTGGGCTTCCCTCAACTAAGTCTTATGGCACAAACCCAACTGGTGATGTGAAGTTCACAACAGATGGCGCTGGGGCAGTGGGCGATTCTTATCAATTGGTCTTGAGGGTCATCAAAGAATACTAAAGGAGTAATCGGATGGCGACTTCTAATACAGTAGCGTTTCGCCCAGACGTTGAAGAGATCATCACTGAAGCCTTTGAACGCTGTGGCCTAGACCCACAGGTCCAAACAGGTGATAGGGCTGTGTCCGCAAGGCGCAGCCTTAACTTGCTTTTCTCTGAGTGGGCAAACAGGGGCATCAATTACTGGGCAGTAGAACAGCAGACTTTGACGCTCATAAACGGGCAGACAACTTACACTTTACCAGTAGGCACTATTGACATCCTTGACGCCGTTGTTCGTGATAGCTCTGGGACAGATACGTCTGATCAGATAATCAACCGCGTGTCGATCTCTGACTATAACCAGCTTCCAAACAAAACTTCCCCCGGCAAGCCCAGCCAGTACATGCTAGATAAACAGTATACGCCTATAGCCTACTTCTGGCAGGTTCCAAACAGGACAACGTACAGCATGGTATACTGGGCCATACGCCAGCTTGAGGACGTTACAGCGTCCAATCAGGACGCCGACATCCCCTACCGTTGGAACGAGTGCATCTGCGCTGGTTTGGCCAGCAAGATGTCTCTAAAGTTTGCAAATGAGAAATTCACAATACTGAACGAAATGTATGAGCGAGCCTTTGCGTTTGCGGCGGCTTCTGATAATGATGGTGTGTCTTTAAGGATTCAGCCAACTGCGCTGAACTTATCATAATGGCAAAATACGCAAGAGGAAAAAAAGCTCTCGCAATAAGCGATGTCGGCGGTCTTCGGGTTCCATATACCCAGTTGAAGACCACTTGGGATGGCTTGCGTGTTTCTCCAGAAGACTTTGACCCAAAGCAACCACAGCTAACGCCTGCAAAGAACGTAGTTGATGCGACAGCATTGTTTAACCCACGCCCAGACACAGATCCAGAAAATGTTGCTGTCTTTATCGGATACACTCAGGACTGGACGATAGATCCACGATTGCGCCCCAGCGTTGGGGTGAGCGCCCCCGGTTTTATTGGCTTTACTGGTTTTGAAGTTGAACGAACATCGCAGACAGGTGTTGGTGGATCAGGCGGCGTTGGCACGGCAGAGGCCACAATCCAAACTGAAATTATCGCTGTTGGCCAAGCTGGCGATGGCGGCGTGGCTACAGACATAGCTGCCGTACAGACACTAACGGTCACTGTTCAGAGTGTTGGCGGTGCTAATAAATACTTTATCGGAGGGGTTCAGCAAGACACGTTAGAATTGATGGAAAGCAGGACGTTTATTTTCGATCAATCAGCCAGCAGCAATTCTGGGCATCCACTCAGGTTCTCTAGTACTCCAAACGGAACACATGCTGGGGGAAGTGAATATACAACAGGAGTAACAACGTCAGGGACGCCGGGAAGCTCTGGCGCTTACACTCAGATAGTTGTAGCAGAAAACGCACCTACCCTTTTCTATTATTGCACCCAGCACTCAGGAATGGGCGGACAGGCAAACACTCCTGTGTTCTCTTCTATATTAATTGAAGTTGAAGATATTATTGGTGGCGTCGGTGGTTCAAGCAGCGTTGGGACAGTAAATGTAGATGGATTGCCTGCAATTACAGGAAATGGCGGCACTGGCAACGTTGGTACAGAGACATTCCTATTAGAAGCCACCCTATCTGGCGTTTCAGGAAATGGCGAAATTGGTAGCACTTTTGGATTACAACAAGTAATAGTAACTGGCGTTGGCTCCACCGCAGGTGTCGGAACCGCAATAGTAGAAGATCCATTCGGTTGGGGCATAGGGCCGTGGGGACTTGGTCCTTGGGGCGATACCGAAGGTAGACCACACCCTGTTGGACAGGCAGGCACTGGTGGAGTATCTTCAGTAACAATAACAATCGAAACATCTTGGGGCCAAGGTGGATACGGCGAAGGACAATGGCAGTGAGGATAGATAAGTGAATTACACACAGCTAGTTGCAAACATTCAGAACTTCTTGGAAGATGACAGCCTTGAGCTGCAAGGCTCAATTGACCAAATTATAGATCAGGCGGAGGCAATGATTTTCCAGCGCCTACCAAACATGCCGTGCTTCCGTAAGACCGCCACAGCAAATATGGTGGCTGGGACTTCTGATTACACTGTTCCATCTGCCCGAATGATCCGTCAGGTATCTGTTATATCCTCTAATGTTGTTTCATATCTAAACCACAGAATTGATTCATATATCCGTGACTATTCGCCTAATGCTACCACGCAGGGTGTTCCAATCATGTACAGCACTAAAAGTGCAGGTACGGCGGGATCTGTTATAACACTTGCCCCAACGCCAAATTCCACAGATACATACCAAGTAGACTACATAGCCCCTGAAGAGGGGCTGAGTTCAAGCAACGCAAACAACTGGATTGGCGACAATGCGGAAAACGTGCTGCTTGCCGCGTGTCTCTATGAAGCCTCAGCATTCCTCAAGGCTGGGGAGACATTGGCGCTTTATAAGACACAATTTGACGAAGCAGTGCAACTTGCAGTACAAGAGATGCAACGCGATTACGCAGCAGAATATAACGGAGGCTTATAATGGCTATCACACAAGCAATGTGTACACAATTCAAACGAGACGTAATGCTTGGGCTGCATGATCTCGACACAGATACAATAAAGGTCGCTCTTTACACCAGTTCCGCAACGCTGAATGCAACTACAACCGCATACACTACCAGCAATGAAGTTGCTAACGGCAATGGGTACACTACTGGCGGCGTGACATTGGCAAACGCCTCTGTTATAACCAATAGCACAAGCGGTTGCTTTGACTCTGACAATCCAGAGTGGACAAGCGCAACATTTACGGCTCGCGGGGCATTGATCTACAATGACACAGAAAGCGATCTAGCAATTGCGGTCTTGGATTTTGGTGGAGACTTCTCAGTTGCTGGCGGTACATTTCGCATTGTTTTCCCAGCTCAAACTGCTAATACAGCAATTGTAAGGATCGACTGATATGACTTCAACCTTTGTAAATGACCTTCGCCTAAATGAGATGGCAACTGGCGATCAGTCAGGCTCATGGGGAACAGTCACGAACACGAACCTTGAGCTAATTGGCGAGGCGTTTGGTTACGGCACAGAGGCCATTACTACTAACGCCGATACTCACACAACAACAATTGCAGATGGCGCTACAGACGCTGGTCGATCTATGTTCCTGAAGTACACAGGGACTCTAGACAGTGCGTGTACGATCACAATTGGACCTAACACTGTTAGCAAGATGTGGTTCATTGAGAATGCCACCAGTGGATCTCAGAACATAATCATCTCTCAGGGATCTGGAGCAAACATCACGATCCCCGCAGGTCAAACTAAGGCTGTCTACAGCGATGGCGCTGGCTCTGGCGCTGCGTTTGTAGATGCCTTTGCTGCTCTGAATGTTGCGGGGGTTTCTCCTACAGAGCTTGCAATCCTTGATGGTGTTACAGCCACAACCGCTGAGTTAAATTACGTTGACGGCGTGACATCTGCGATACAAACGCAGTTAGACAATAAGCAAGCCCTAGATGCTGAACTAACAGAGCTTGCAACTATGGCAAGCACAACCGCATCTGCTTTAGCTGACTTAACTGAAGCTGAAGTGCAGATACTTGATGGTGCCACGGTCACGACAGCAGAGTTAAACTACAACGACATTACTACCTTGGGTACATCTCAGGCTAGTAAAGCTGTGACGGCGGATGCTAATGGCGTCGTGACGTTTGACAATGGTATCTCTGAAGAAAGTACAACGATTACGTCCTCTTCTAATGCCGCGACATTAAACTTGCGTGATGGTACAAATTTTCTTCACGATTTAACGGAGAACGTTACTTATACATTTAGCAACCCCGCAGCGTCAGGGAAGGTGTCGAGCTTCACGCTAAAAATAATCCAAGACAGCACGGCAAGAACAATTACTTGGCCTTCGTCAGTAGATTGGGCGGCGGCTACTGCACCGACGCTAACCGCGACAAATAACGGTGTGGATATTTTTGTGTTCTTCACCAACGATGGCGGCACGACTTATTATGGCTTCACTGCTGGGCAGGCAATGGGATGAGTTATACTGCAAGAAAACTTATGTCTGCTTCTGGCGGTGCTGATGGACCCCTGAACGTAGAGGATGTGTTTAGCACTTATTTGTACGAGGGAAATAGCTCAACACAAACGATTACCAACGGCATTGACCTTGCTGGCGAAGGTGGGTTGGTTTGGACTAAAGGCAGAACCAGTGGAGTTACCTCAGCCAATAGTCTATTTGATACTGAGAGAGGGGTGCATAAGTGGTTGAGGTCAAATTCAACTGGTGCTGAACTAACTTACACAAATACACTTACCGCCTTTAACTCAAACGGGTTTACTTTATTTAATAACAATCAATTAAATTACACAGGCGAAGATTATGTTTCATGGACCTTCCGCAAAGCCCCGAAGTTTTTTGACATAGTGACTTATACTGGGAATGGAACAGCAGGTAGAACGGTTAGTCATAACTTGGGGTCAGTTCCCGGGTTCATAATTTTTAAGCAGATTGACGATAGCCGTAGTTGGGGTATTTATCACAGAGGCTTAAACGGTGGAAGCAGCCCAGAGGATTTTCTCCTTGTTTTCGACTCAGACGCACAGTCCGATTTTGACGGCGCTTTTAATGATACAGCGCCTACATCTACTGAATTTACTTTAGGTAACTGGACCGGAATTAATGACTCAGGGGGTAACTATATAGCCTATCTTTTCGCCCATAACGATGGTGATGGTGAGTTCGGCCCTAATGCTGACCAAGATATTATCAAGTGCGGTTCATTTAGTTTAGACAGTAATGGTTTTACTACAGTAGATATTGGATTTGAGCCTCAATGGGTTCTGGTTAAAAGCTATGAATATCAATATCAATGGCGGCTCCTTGACGTGCAACGTGGTGCTAATGCACTTTCTGGTGCTTCTACATCAACTGGCAGTTATAAAGCGGAAGCTCTGTCGCCAAGTGAAAGTTCCGCAGAGTCTTTAGACTCAACTTACGTTATAGCTCCAAACGCTACTGGATTTTCGTATAATGCGCCCGGTTTAGCGGGAGCGCAATATGACGGTCATGTCTACATAGCCATACGCCGTGGTACTAAAGTTCCTGAAAGTGGTACTGAGGTGTTTGCTATTGATGAAGGTGACGGAGTAGGCGCAGTTTCAGCCTACACATCGGGTTTTCCAGTAGACTTTGCCATAGACAGAACAGCAGGGTCAACTTCACCAAATTATGTTGGTACTAGACTTTTGCAAAGAACAAGACTGCAAACAGATGATAATGATGAGGAGGCATTTGAAAGTGCTTACTATTTTGACTACATGGAGGGGTGGAGGAAATTCTCTAGGGCAGCAGGGAACTACTCTTGGATGTGGAAAAGAGCGCCGAAATATTTCGATGTGGTTGGTTACGCGGGTACAGGATCAGCTAGAACCGTAAATCATAACCTTGGCGTTGTACCAGAAATGATATGGGTGAAAAAGCGTACTTCAGCTACAAATTCTGATTGGGGCGTGTATCATATTGGTTTAAATGGCGGCACAGACCCAGAGGATTATTATTTAAGATTAAATGACACTAACGCTGAACTTAACAACGCAACTTACTGGAATGACACGGCTCCAACAGCAAGTAATTTTACGGTTAATACTCAGACAAGGGTAAATAATTCTGGCGACAACTACATAGCCTATCTATTTGCAACACTCGCAGGAGTAAGTAAATTAGGATCAGTAACACACTCAGGAAGTTCAACAGATGTAGACTGTGGGTTTTCAGCAGGTGCTAGATTTGTAATACTTAAACG